GTGTAGCTTGCCCGAAGTCGAAGCTCTCATGTACAACTGGGGTTTCTTTGAAACCAACATCCACTCAAAAAGTTACAGCCATATAATCCGTAATATTTACAATGTGCCCAAGGATGTGTTCAATACCATTCATGATACACAGGAAATCATTGCCATGGCAAGTAGTGTTGGAGACTACTATGACGCACTGCATCAAATTAATTGTCGTAAAGAATTGGGTGAAAAGATTAACGAAACAACTCACATCAAAGCAATTTACATGGCATTACACGCGAGCTATGCATTGGAAGCATTTAGATTCATGGTATCATTTGCCACTTCACTGGCCATGGTAGAGAACAAGATCTTTATTGGCAATGGCAACATCATCTCTTTAATCTTACAAGACGAATTGTTGCACAAAGGTTGGACAGCTTATTTGATCAATCAAGTGATCAAAGACGATTCACGATTTGCAGATATTAAAACTGAGTGCGAAGCTGAAGTGTATCAGTTGTACATGGATGTTATTAGAGAAGAAAAAGCCTGGGCAGATTATTTGTTCCAGAAAGGCCCTGTGATCGGACTCAATGCTAATATTCTAAAAGACTTTGTTGACTATACAGCAGTTACCGCACTTAAAGAGATAGGTATCAAATATCAAGCTAATGCACCTCGTAGCACTCCAATTCCATGGTTTAATAAACACGTTGATACCAGTAAAAAACAAACAGCATTACAAGAAAATGAAAGTACCAATTATGTTATTGGTATAATGGGCGAAGGCATTGACTACGATGCCTTACCCGCACTATAAAGGAACATTATGAAAGCAACAGTATGGAGCAAGAACGCTTGTCCATTTTGTGATCAAGCAAAAGGCTTGCTCAAAATGAAAGGCATCGAATACGAAGAAAGAAATGTAAGTAAAGACTGGACTAAGGAACAGCTATTAGAAGCAGTGCCTACTGCCAGAACTTTGCCACAGATATTTTTAGACGATAATTATATAGGCGGGTTCACAGAACTCAAGAAACATTTCGAAAAGGTATAATATGTTAATTTCAAAAGGTATAGCAGAAGGCGAAGTAGTCACAATCAAAACAACAGCAGGCGAAGAAATTGTTGCCAAGCTGATAGAAGACGGCCCAGTTGGAGTTCGAGTTAAAAAGCCCTTGTGCTTGACAGCAACCAAAGACGGAATTGGACTGGTACCATTTTTGTTTACCACAGATCCAGATGCAGAAGTTACCATTAACAAGAACACCATAATGGTTTTGGCAGCAACTATCAAAGATGCCGCAGATCGTTATACAGAACAAACAACAGGTATTAAACTAGTATAATGGGCGGAATATCCTTAGCAGGTGATACAAATGTGCATGGAGGTGCGCCCTTTGATACTGGGCTCACCACTACGGTACTGATTCAAGGCAAGGGTATTGCGTTGTCTGGTCAAACTGGAAGTAGTCAAAACGATACACAATACAATCAAAATCCTCGAGCACACCCGCAAGGAGTGTCTAGTAATCAAACAGCGGCAGCAGGTAGTGACAGTGTCTTTGCTGAAGGCAAAGCAATTCATCGTATCAAAGATGCACGTAAAGATGGTGCAACAGCTGGCCCTGGATCTTCATCGGTACTAGCAGATGGCGGAACAGCCGGCGCTGGCGGCGCAGGTGATAATGCAGCCAGTACAACGGCTGGATCTGGTTCTGTCAGCGGTACTCCAGCTGGTTTCACTGGTACATTTGACCCTGCTATATTTGTCATCGAACCCGACGGCAGAGTATTGCCAAGAGCCAATGCTGTGCCAGGTGTAGATTATACTATCAGATATACTGATTCTACACAAAGTAGTGCTGTGGTAATTAATTTACACGACTTCACCCCCGATGCAACTAATGTGGGTCCAGTTGTTGCAGGTCAAGGTGTTGCACACACTTGGACAATACCTGGTGTAGAAGGATCTTTCCAAACTTTGACTCCTTATACTGTTGATCAGTACAATCCACCATTGGCAGCTTTTGGCAATCTATCTGTAGCAGACCAAAGAGCATTGATAAGCGAGTATGCTATTCAAAACAATATTGGTTTTATGACCAACGGACCTGATGGCCCATCAAATCCAGCATACTATGAAAGTGATGCCTTTAGAAACTTTTTAGCTTCAAAAGATTTGGGAAACTCTTCGGACAATACTGGTGGTTGACATTTATTTTTAACACCTGTATACTAGGTATAAGTACTCTGTACTAACATTAAAGGAAATAAAATGTCTCAAAACAAATATTCAGAATTCACAGCAATCGTTGAAGCAATGGAAGCAGATTTCGAAAAATTCTACGATAAAGAAGTTGGTGCCGCTGGTACCCGTGTGCGTAAACACTTACAGGAACTTGCCAAATTGTGCAAAGAAACCCGTAATGATGTAACCGCAGTCAAGAACGCTCGCAAAGAACCAAAATAAGTCAACTAAATACTAGCCTATGGCGTTATATTAATATACGCTTAAAGGAGTAGCACTATGAAAAAATTGCTTTTAGCTTTTTCATTATTATCAGTTGTAGGATCAGCAAGCGCACAATGGCATCATCACGGTGGATACTATCGTGGTGGATACGGCAACAATTGGGTTGCTCCAGCACTTATTGGTGGAGTAATTGGTTACGAACTTAGTCGTCCACGCTACTATGAACCACCAGTAGTTGTACAACAACCTGTTATTGTACAGCCTCAGCCAGTTTACACTGTTACTACACAACCTAACTGTACCATGTGGACTGAAACACAACATCCAGACGGTACTGTTACACGCACCCGTACTTGTACACAATAAATGGCATATTCAGACAAAGTTCTCGACCATTACGAAAATCCTCGAAATGTAGGTAGCTTTGCCAAAGATGAGCAAGGTATTGGTACAGGTATGGTTGGTGCGCCAGCTTGTGGCGATGTAATGAAACTTCAGATAAAAGTAAATACTGATGGAGTAATTACAGATGCCAGATTCAAAACATACGGCTGTGGATCAGCAATCGCAAGCTCAAGTCTTGTCACAGAGTGGGTCAAAGGAAAAACGCTTGACCAGGCACGAGAGATTTCTAATTCAGCAATTGCTGAGGAGCTTGCCCTTCCACCGGTTAAAATACATTGTAGCATACTTGCAGAAGATGCTATCAAAGCCGCAGTAGACGACTATAAATCTAAATATTATGATAACGTTGACTGAAAAAGCAGTTGACAAAGTAGCCGAGTTATTACGCAAAAAAGCCTGTAGGGGTATCCGAATAGGAGTTAGAACTACCGGCTGTAGCGGAATGGCCTATGTGTTAGAATACATAAGAGAAGACCGGTTCGATCCTTATGACAATAATATTGTTTATCCAGAATTTTTTGTTAGAGTAAACATTAAAGATGCAGTATACCTGCAAGGCTTAACAATGGATTGGGTCCGCAACGGACTCAATGAAGGATTTGATTTTATCAATCCAAACGAACGTGATCGTTGTGGTTGCGGCGAAAGTTTTCGAGTATAACCTCTGTTGACATAGTTCGATTTTACTAGTATAATACTAGTATTGTTACAACTTTTGGAGATTTATTTTGAGTATGCATTTAGAAGGCCCGTGGCTCAGCACCACAGGCAAAAAGAAAGGCAAAAAGAAATTTGCTTCTGCCGAAGCTAAACGCAAGTCTGAAGAACTGGATGCCAGTTGGAAAGAACTGCTCAAACGCCAAGGACTTGAGTTAGAAGAAAAGAAACGTAGACGTGCTATGTCAGCTGACAGTTTGAGTTCTTCTGGGTACGGGCTTCGAATTCCTGAAGGTCGTAACACAACAGCACACCTTAAAAGTGTGAACACTGGTGGCAATGCCACTTTAGCACCGTCCAAAGTTTATACAGGAACTAAAGTAAAAGGCATCGCAACCATGCATAAAAGCAATGCTGTGCCAATTTTTAGCGATGAAGAAGCAGTTGACATCGCTCGTATGAGGCGATAAACAGTGGTTGCCTATAATAATAGTATTTTACCTCATGAGACAGAGGATAACTATATATTGTCCACTAAAGGTTTGGTGGCCAAAGGCTTATTTTTTAGGAGAAATGTAAACAGCCAAACAATTAACCATGATGGTACTAGCGATACCTCATCCAGCGTAAAGGAGAAAAAATGATACGCATTATCAAAACAGTAATCAATATACTAATGGCCATGTCCATAGTATTCGTAGCACAAGTAGCAGTTTCAAAGAAATTTGAAAATCTTAAACAAGCTCGCGAAACAGCAAGCCCAATTACAGCACAAATGAGACAAACACAATTAGATTGTCTAGCTCGTAATATCTACCATGAAGCAGGCTCCGAACCTTTTGAAGGTAAAGTAGCAGTTGCTCAGGTCACAATTAACAGAACAGAAAGCGGAGAATTTCCAAGCGATATCTGTCGAGTCGTGTACCAAAAGAACATAATATACGAAAAAGTTGTATGTCAGTTCAGTTGGTACTGTCAAAGTCCAAGTGCGATGAAGCCCATGAACGGCCCTATGTACACCGAAAGCATGGAAGTAGCCAAAAAAGTGCTACTTGAAGGATTTCGACTACCAGATTTAAAAAATGCTCTATATTTTCACGGGGACTATATCAAACCCGGATGGAATAAGAAACCTGTGGCTAAAATTGGCCGTCACATCTTTTACAATTAAGGACTAACATGAACACACAAGCAATTCTTAGCACAGTCAAATCAAAAGTACACGATTTCTTTGATTTAGACCTTTTGATTAAAAACATTAAAGAACACGCTCCCCATGTGAGTGCAGAAACAATGGGTTGGGTTGCAGTTATTCTAATGCACCTATCCACAATTCCTACACTTTTGGCAGTTTTGACAGGCTTAACTGAAAAAATGCCGCCGGTGGATTTGGTACTGTTTGCATGGGCTGGATTGTTCTGCTTTTTTATCAAAGCCGCAATTCAAAAGGACTTTTTAAACATTGTAACCATTGGATTTGGGTTCTTTGTACAAGCCGCCCTAATGGCTATGATTATCTTTAAGTAACCAATAAGGTTGCAAGTAGAAGACCTTGGCTGTACAATATATCAAATAAGGTCTTTTACTGATAAATATCTTATATAACAAGGAGTATCCAAATGGCTGGATCAGGATTTCAACAAGATAGTAATCAGTTAACCCCAACTGCTTATCGTATTAGTATTAATACAAACACAAACTTTGCCACTAGCGGAACAGCTGGCGGCGGCGTAAACCCATATGATTGGGATAGCTCAAACTACACTAACGCTAGTGCGATGTCAGCGGCTCAAGCATTATTGCTAGCCCAGGGCAATGTACGTTGGAACAACATTGTTCAGCAATTGAGCACAGTTTCAGACTGCCGCATTTTGGACGTAGTTATTACTGGCGGCGGAAGCCCAGCTGGTTCTGATGCTACAACAGCAAATACAGCAGTGGCATTTACTGTAGCATTTGATCGTGCTTCAGTTATTGTTGGTAACTGGAACAAATATCTAGCTAGCCAAAGTGCAACAGCAAACGGCACATATACCAATGCTGATGGATCTACTGGTACAGCTTACAAC